ACGCATAGACCAAGAAAGTGTCTCTAACAAAGTATTTGAAAAATCTGATTCTATTAACTCTGAGACTCAAGGATCGTTTGAGAACCAGCAGGTACAACAGATGCAGCAGCTACAAGAGATGCAGCAATCACAAATGCAACCACCTCAAATGCAACCACCACAAATGTAAATTCAAGCGGTCTTTAGAGAAATTCTAAAGGCTGCGAAGAATGGATCTCTGCTTTTAAAAGCAACCTACAATCTAAAATCCTTTTTCTTTTTAAAAAAATGACTAATATATAGTAAAAGATTTAGTATACATTTGTTAAGTCAAAGGAGGCTTGTATGCCATACGATAAAGCAAAAATGAAGACGTCTGGTTCTTTCATGGACTCAGGAAAAGGACTTTGTTCTTATTCTAAAAATCCCATGAAAGCTGCTAGAGAAACAGCACCGATGTGCGGTCCCGGCGGTAACGCTGATCAAGCTAAAGCGAACAAGTTACTACAAAAAGCGCAGAAGTCGGTTGATTCTTTACGTGGCAAGAGTGGGATGTAGCACGTGAATTTTGCGGTGGCAACTAATACAGAGAATGCAAAGATTTTGGATGGCATTATTTTTCCTATTATGGTCTTTATGATGCACTTCCAATTTGTTCGTTTTATCACTGCAAAAATAGCACTCATTCGGAAGTGTACGAAGAGCTATTTCTCTGTATTTGTTTTCATGCGTATAACCACTTGCTTCACGGCTATTACTGCAATAAAGAGAGCAATATTCTTTTTTGAAATATTTAGCTCGAGATTTAGGAAAAGTGAACTCTTCTCCACAAATCTTGCATTTTCGCGTCATGGAAAACAACTTGCTAACCGCTTTTTTAGAGCAGGCAACAGAACAACTAGCGGTTTGCCTTTTTGCAAGCTCTTTTGGAGTTATCACAAAATCGTTACCGCATATGGAGCAGATTTTTTGGATAGCTTTAGTCTTAAAAGTGTAGTGGCAAAGTCTAGAGCAAAAAGAGTTCTTATGTTTTTTGACTTTACAGGGTTCCTTGTTAAAAGGAGTTTTACAGAGATGACAAAGGACTTCCATATACAACATGATAGGCCACAAGCTACCTATTATTCAACCAATTCGGTGAATATATGAAGTTAGTGAAGTGTCCACAATCAGGGTTGATGCTTCCTATGCAATTTGTAGATGAAAAAATAGCTTTAACAAAGGTTATAAATAAATTTGTAGAAGAATCGGTAAACCAAATGCAAGGAGAAAAAGAAAATTATTTCCTTACATTTCATGCTAAATTCGACACTATGAATCTAGGAAATTTTAATATAGCTGCTCCAAAAGTAACAAGAAAACTTCCGCCATTTATGAGCAATACACTTGTGTGGTTTGTAAGTAATGCGAGGGGAATATGTGAACTAATCTGGATGGTTCCACCTAAAAAACCAGGTCAGAAGCTAAAAGTTGAGTTTAATACCACAGGTGTCGCCTACCTGCAAGCAAAGGGTGCAATGCCATCGTGACAGGCTATGTCACGTACGAACGGGAGATTATATGACAGAAACCGTTTCTGCCACAGAAGAACAAGAAGTTGTAAGCCAAGTTTTAAACGAAGTTCAACAACAAGCCGAGCCTGTACATGAAGAACGTGAAGAACGCGTTCCGCTTTCTGCTTTGCAAAAAGAGAGAAAGAAAAGACAGGATGTCGAGCAAGAATTAAAGGTTTACAGAGAGCATCAATTAAGTCAGTTGAGAGCTAATAAAGCTGCTGAACCGGAAGAAGATCTCTTTGAGCCTGCTACGAAGAAAGATCTTGGCAAAAGCCAGGAAGATATTATTCGTGCGGTAGAAGAGCGCAGTTGGATCCGAAACAATCCGGAAAAGGCTGAAGAAATAAATGAAAAACTAGCCGAATTTTTAAAACAACGGCCTAATCTCGCCTCAGCGATCTCGAGTGCAGGTAACAGATACGAAGAAGCGTGGGAATTGATGGATAAGTTATCCCCAAAACAAAAAGCAGCGTTGAGATCTGCGCCGATGCCTAAAAAGGAAACGCCTGGTTCGCCGATGGCCATCCCTAAAGCTGCAGCAATGAATCAAAGTGTTGATGTTATGACCATGTCTGATTCTGAATATGTAACTTGGCGACAGTCGGTGAAAAAGCGACGTTAAGGCTCTAAAGGAGCTTTCCACATGTCAGTAACAACAACCGCAGGCTATGGCTCGATGAGCGATCGCTGGGCGCACAGAGCTTTACTTCAAAGAAGTAAGCCACGTTGCGTTCACAATCTTTTTGGACGAGCATTTACTCTTCCGCAAAAGAACACAGATACAATGGCTTTCAGACGTCAAGAGAACTTGAATTCTGATCCAGTAGTGCTTTCTCAAGATGCTGATCCATCTCCTGAGCAAATCCAAAAGTTCGACATCAACGTCACTGTCCAAGAATTTGGTAAAGTTGTGTTGCTATCTCGCAAAGTTATCCTCGTTGTTGAAGATGATACTGCAAGTGAAACAGCTGACAATCTTTCTCAGACAATGCACACGATGCTCGACAAAGTTACACGCGATGTTTTTGATTCTGCTGTACCACAAATTTCATGCCTTAACGGTGTGAATGGTAATGCTATCACCGAGCTGACTCAAATCGACGTCAATAGAGCGATTGCTTATCTTGATGAAAATGATACAGAAAAGATGACTCCGACTATCGAAGGAACTTCAAAGTTCGGTACTGGACCGGTTGAAGCAGCTTATTGGGTAACATCTCACGTAAAACTAAAGCCGGATATTCGCTCTCTTGATGCGTTTTTACCAACAGCTGCGTACGGATCACAAGATCCTGTGTTACAAGCTGAGTTCGGTGCGACAGATGAAGCGCGCTGGGTAACTTCGACTTTAGTCAAAGTGACAACGGGAAATCCGCCTGTTTACAGCAATACTTTTATCGGAGCTAACGCTTATGGGTATGTTGGTTTAGACGAAGTATCTACAGAAATGATCTTGAAGCCGTTAGGTTTTAACGATTACCTAAACAGATTTCAATCTATGGGCTTTACAGCTTGGTTTAACGCAGCAATTCTCGATGACTCTCATATCGTGACATTGCTCTCAACTAAAGCTTAATTGGAGAATTTATGTCAGATCTATTTCAAGGTCAAACGATGACCGAATCGTTCAAGTTTATTTCAGCTGGAACGGCACGCACATTTAAGTTTGGTTTCCAACCAGACAAAGTAACTTTCTACAATCTAAGCGATTGGACAGCTACAGCAGCTGGGAAGCCAATTTCAGTATGGTTTAGAGGTCAATCTACAGCAGCACGTGCGTATCAATCGAACGTTATAGATTCAGCAGCAGCTCAGTCTTTTAACTTCGTAGACACTGCTACGAACGGTTTTACTGTTGCTGATACAGCAGCTGGCGTACCGGCTTTTAGAGCGTTGATAGCTGGCGTTACACAAGCTAATCCTTGTGTAGTGACGACTACAGCAGCTCACGGTTTTCAAACTAACCAAATTGCTAGATTTACGGATCTTGGTGATGTTGGTATCTCGAATCGCGGGATGCAACAGCTGGACGGCAATCGTTATGCGATCGTTGTTTTAAGCGCGACTACGTTCTCACTAAAAGATGTGATTACAGATGAAGCGATTAATTCAACTGGGTTTACAACGTGGGTAGCAGGCGGACGAATTACTATTGAGACAAGAGTAATCTCGATAAACAATCCAGAAGCAAGTGCTTACGTGGCAAATCCATTTGAATACGACCCAACTGAATACAGATTAACAGCTGGAACTGCTGTGATGGGTTCAGACGGAGATGTATTTATGATCGAAGTTATCAAGTTTGGGGAAGTCACCGATTTGGGTGATCTTTTAGTTTAGGCTAAAAGTACTGAGCTAGACTAGCAAACTTTAGTCTAGCTTGGTTTAATTTATGGATGGTTATGACAATTCCACCGATCGGCCAAGTGCCAAAAAGAGCTTTTATAACTGCGATTAGTTTAAGCACTCGCTGCCAGATTACGACTACAGAGCCACATGCATACTCTTCTGGTGATCAAGTGCGATTGACGGATTTAAACTCTTCTATGCCAATTTTGCGAGGCATGGATCAGATAAACAATAAATTATTTGAAATCGAAGTGGACGGAGATAGTTCATTTCTTTTAAAGTACGAACTTACTAAAGAGTATGTGGATTCAACAGAGTTTACACCTTATGTTTTGGGTGGAAGATGCAATTTAAATAATCACACATATATTTTTGAACCATAAGGACATAGATGAGAAGAACAAAAGAAACGACTAAAGAAGAAACGCCAATAGATACGATTATGGCGAAAGCGACAGCTGTAGAACCGTTGAGTATTGAAGAGATGCCTTTGGAGTCTTTGGGCGATTACATGAGATATAACGCAGAAGCTCGCAAGTTAAACAAGAAGCTGCGTATTTGTCGTCATCAGATTAAGCAGTGTCCGATTGAACTTCACCCTACTGAAAGAATCATCTTTGGGCGTAAAGATCAGCCAAGCAATCCTTTGCCGGTTTACTTATCTAATGAAATGATCGAGTACAAAGAGAAGTTAATTCCAGGTAAAACTTATGACTTACCGCGCTGTGTCGTTGAGTATTTAGCAGAAAAAGGAACCTCGATTTGGGGCTGGTTTGATAATCCGGATGGATCTAAAGAAACTCGAGTAGCAAATAAAGAGCCGAGATTTGCGTTAAGAACAATTTACAAGGACTAGTATGGCTCAGTTTGTTTCAGATTGTCTTAGAACAATGCGTTTAGCGATAGCCAGGCGCAATGAAAATGATCCTGACTCAATAGACAGTGTGCTTTTAACATATATTAACGACTTTGTAAATTTGACGATGTCGAATGATGTGAGGTTGTTTGAGCAGTTTGGCACGTTAGAGTTTGTGATCGATGAGACAAACGAGACCGGGGTATACAAGTTTAATGATGTGGGAGCGATAAACAAGTTTGCCAATATCTCTCAGGAAGCTTTTATTACTCTGACAGATCCGCCAGCAGCGTCTGTTTCTTGGAATCAGCTTACGATTATTCAAGATCCAGGGGAGTTTTATTCTATTTGGGGAGTGGATAACGAAGAGATTTTGATCCCTGGATATCCGACGATGATGTTGTATTACGGCGACGAGATGGTATTTCGCACGATTCCGAATGTGAGCTATACGGTAAAAATATTTGGTTATAAAATTGTGCCAACTTTTTCATCAGTCGGCGATCCTGCGCTGCCGTTTGATTATTGGATGAGATATATCGCGTATGGTGCAGCGATGAATTACGCACGAGATTACAGATTTGAAGATAGTAAGCGAACGATGTTAGAGAAAGATTTTGCGCATGAAAGAAAGTTAGTGTTAACCCAGACGCACAATCAGATTAAGCAACAGAGAGCTTTTCCAAGATTTTAAATAAGAGGATTATATGAAAAAGTTAAAAGAAAAGATGCCACCTTCTAAGGCAAAAACCAAGCCTGGAAAGAAAGTTGAAGGCATTAAGTATGCTCAAGCGTTAGAAAGTTATGAAGAGAAAGAAGAGTATTTAGCTAGCAGATCTAAAGGCAAGCCAGACGGCATTGCTCAGGCTCTTCAAAAAGCAAAAGAAGGCTATTCCAAAAAGCCAAGAGTTAAAGCTGACAAAATGAAAGGTAAATAACATGCCGTGGAATTCAGTTAGTCCAGATGGAACAAAGTCAGTAAAGCAAAACACTGTGCCGATGCAACAGAATACGGCTTACACTGAAGCTACGGTGAAGAAGGATCACTACTTTAATGATGGTGTTGATCAAGATGGTCATCATCGCTTTGTACAGACTGAAGCGACTAACGACGCGGACAAATCTTTACAGACAAATGCTACGCTTGCTACTGCGATGGATTTGGCATTTTTCTCGAGATTTAAAACTCCTACAGAATCGACAGCGCAGCAAGATGCTCAACCGTATGCGATCTCTCAGAATTCCACTGCAACAGCAACCTCAGTTATGCAGATCTTGGGTATTAGAGCGTGCGCTGTGTTTAACGCTGCTGGGGGAGTTGTAACGCTTGTCTATAGTCATAACGTGACTTCTGTATCTAAAATTGTCAATGGAACCTTTCAATTGAATTTCACAAATGCGCTACCTTCGAACGATTATTTAGTGTTTGGTGGTGGGATTAAAGACACAAATGACGGCGGAGCGGTCTACTACAGTGTAAAAGGTGCAAATTCTGTAAATGCTGCTAAAAGCACAACTAGAGTTATTGGGAACATCCGAGACAATAACGGTGTTTTATCTAATCCGATCCAGGGTTGGGTTGTTTGTTTTGGAGGGTAAGACTCAATGGAAGTTTATGAAATCACTGGGTTTCGCACAGGTTTAGACCGAAAGGGTGTAAACTTTTTAAGCCCGGCAGATGCTTTTGAGACATTGCGCAACGGTTTTATATACCGCCAAGAGCTAAAATCCCGCTTGGGGTTTGCACAATTTGGCAACCGGTTAACTGATGGAACCCGCGTGATGGGGATTTTCCAAAATGTGAATCCGAACGACAACATTGTGACAACCTTGGTTGCGAGCAAAGAGTTTCTCTACAAGTATTCTGATACGACTAATACCTTTGTGCAAATTCCGTTTAATAGTGCAGTTGCGTTAACTTCTTTGGGGATTTCGAGCAATGAAGATTATGTTTCGGGGACTACATATCCTACTAAGACAAATGCGCAAAGGTTTGTATTCTGTAGTCGAGGAATGTCAGACATACTTTTCTATGACGGAGTGGATGTAAAGCGATTTACTAACACGACAGACAATCCAGACTATCAGGCTCCGGCAGCAGGGCCGTTGACAAGAGCTACGTATATTTCCTGGTTTGGAGAGCGTTTAAATTTGTTTATGCCCACGATAGCAGCTGTGGCATACCCACAAGCCATTTTGTATTCGGGTATTAGAACTGCAGCAGGTTCTGGAGACAAGTTTAGCACGCCAGGCTCAGGCATGCTTTCAGCCGACACGTTTGAGACGATGCGCGGGATAAATGTTTTGGGTGATTTTATGGTCATTAATTTCCAGCGTTCTACCTGGACTTTAGAAAAAACGCGTGACGCATTTAATCCCTATTTCATTCGTAAAATACCTTCGGTGCTTGGTACAGATGCTTCTTTTTCAAGTGTATCTTGGAGTGGAGAGGTAAAATCGATTGGCAAAACTGGCATGATTACTACAGATGGACGCCAATCAAAGAGATTTGATAATAATTTTCCGTTTTTTACGCAAGATGACGTGAATCAAGTAGATTTTGATTTGATATACGGCGGTTTTGATCGAGCAAACGAGCAATTCCTATTCGCGTATAGGAGTAATACATCAGATCTGACATCCGTGACCCAAGATAAAGTTTTGGTTTACAATTACAAAGAATCTACATTTTCTATTAACGATCAGAGGTTTAGCGTATTCGGCGAGTCTGATTCTGGCTTAAATTTAGCTTGGGACGATATTGACGAGACATACAATCCTTCCTGGGCAAGGATGGATGAGACTGAAGAGGTTTGGAATAAGATCGGTGTAGGGGAAGCAACGCAAAAGACATTGGCTGGAGATAATTTAGGATTTATCTATGAGATCAACAGAGATTTTGATGATTATTATGTGAGTATAACGGGCATAACAAAGGCTACCTCTGCTGTTGTGAGTGTTGCTGAATGTGCATTGCAAGTTGGCGATCGAGTCATTTTAAACAACGTAGTTGGGATGACGGAGATCAATGAAAAAATAGCGACTATTTTAACAGCTACAACTACTTCATTAACTTTGGACATAGATTCGACTATTTTTGGCACATGGGTAAGTGGGGGATCTGTTTCAAAACTGATTAATTTTGAAGCAAAAATGGTTCCATTCAATCCGTACAGAGGCCAAGGAAATAAATGTTACATATCGCACATTGAATTTTTGCTAAACACAAATGCGGGCAGTGTGAATGTAGACATGTATGAAGATGAAGAACAATCTCCTTTTAAGTCGGCAAAATTGATTCCTAGTTCGTTAACTACAAAGTCTCGCGAGTGGATTACTATAGAAGTAAATCAAGAATCGAATTTCTTAACTATTGATTTGCAGAATGAAAGTGCTGGAGCGCAAACAATTATTACTTCGATTCGTATACACTGTGCAATAGGTGGATTAACCACCGGGTAAGTTATATGGCTAAAATCAACGAGTATTTCAATGTCGGGGACAGAGCTGGGATCAATTCCGAGCGATTATTAGAGATTTTAGAGACTATGTACAAAGATTTGGCTATTGCTGTGAATCGGAAGCCGGATGTATATACCAGAACAACAGACGGGCTTGGAACGGATAGTTTTTTAAGCAACGGTGACATTAGCATCAACTTAAATACTAATAAAGTTGAGATGATAACAAATCATCCGACTTCTTCAAGCGTAACATGGACAACACTTTCTTAGGGGAAAATATGTCAAATTCAATAGGGGCTTCACTAGGCGGAGCATTAGGAGCCTTTGGTGGGCCAATAGGTACCGCAATAGGTTCAGGTCTTGGGGCTATTGGTGGCGCGTTTTTATCTAATAAAAACTCTGAAACACCAATGCAAAGAAAACAGCGTGAATTGGTCGATGATTTACTTGCTTCTTTGAATGGAAATGGTTCTTTTAACGACTTATTTCAAGCAGACGAAGGAGCTTTTCAGAGATCTTTTGTAGATCCAGCAAAAGCTAGATTTCGCAATCAAACCGCACCGCAAATTCAGCAATCATTCATTGGCCAGGGCCAGCAAAGAGGTACCGGGTTGGAAGATGAACTTACGCGAGCTGGTGTGGACATGGATAGCTTGCTAAATCAAAACTACATGAACTTTCAGCAAGGTGCTCAAAATAGACGTGCGGGCGCGATCAACTCGATCTTAGGACAAGGGCAAGGAGCTATGGAATCTGAATCGTTTGAAGATATTCTATCTCGCGGAGCTGGTGGGTTTGCCTCATCCTATTTTGGAAGTGACCAAGGTCAGCAAGGGCTAAAAAGCATCTTTGATTACTTCAAAAGTAAACCGCAAAACACACAACAATCGCAAAACATACTTGAACCGCAAAGCAAAGGATTTGAATCATGAGTTCAGCATTTGAATATGGACGAAACTTTGGGCAAAACTTTGGAGATGCGTTAGGGAAAGCTTCGAAAAGTTCTTCCGATGGTTTTGCAATTGATGAGATTTTGACTCAAGCTAATGCAACAGGAACTCCAAAAGATATAGATTCGGCGATGCAGCAAATCTTATCGAGGGTGTCCGCTGAAAGACGTCCTGAAGCAATGCAGCTGCTTCAATCACAAGCTAAAAGAGCGCAAGAAAACGCTACAAAAACTCGAATTGTAAACAATTTACAAACTAAAGGGCTGTCTAAAGAAGACGCTGATTTGTACGTAGATCTTACAACTGGGGGACAAACAGCTTTTGCTAAAGACATTCTTGAAGGGAGAAAAAGAGGAATAAATACTCTTACTCAACCGCAAGGCGGAGCGGGTCCACAAGTACAAGCGACTCCTGAGGATGAATTTAAATCTTACTTATCCGAAAATGATGCCGGTTTAACTCCCGCTGAAAAAGTAGCACGCGGTAAAGAAAGATTCGCTACAGGAAGCTCAATTTATACAGAAAACACAAATAAATTGCGCAGTCTTGAAAGAGATAAAGAGCGCTTTAATATTTTAGAAAGTTTAGACAAGTCTGGGAAGCTGCCTAAAGATATGGGAAGACTTAACGTAAAATCAGACGGAAATTTAGCTTTGCCCTATCTAGCTAGTCCTGAATCTCAGCGTTTTGTAAAAACACTTAATGAGTTTTCTGCGGGAGCTAAAGACACTTTCGGATCACGAGTAACTAACTTTGATCTTCAGCAATATCTTTTAAGATATCCTACACTACTTAACTCTGTGGATGGTCGGCGACAAGTTATTGAGCAAATGAAGATTGTAAACTCTATAAATAAATCTTATGCCAGTAATTTAAAGAAAGTTTATGACGACGCGGGCGGATCTAGAAACATCGATTCAGATGCTGCGGAAAGATTTGCAGAAAAGCTATCAAAGCCAGAAGTAGACCAGTTAGCAACAAAGTTTGCAGAGATTGGCAGCTTTGAAAGTTTACCAAGTGCAAAAGAATTTAAAGGTAAAAAGATTCTTAATGAAGCAACCGGAGAAAGATTAGTAAGCGACGGAATCAACTGGAACCCTGAGACTAAAGATGGCTTATAAATTTGTTGAAGAAGACAGCGAAGACAGTCTCCCAATTTCCGCCCTAAAGTCAGGCGTCAGAAATATAGCTCGTCAAGGTACTAATTTGGCAACAAGAGGTATAGGGCTTCCTGGGGATATTCTATCGATAGCAAATGATTATGTTGCTGGGCCTATTGCAAGCGCAATTACCGGTGAATCTAGCATACCCTACGATCAAACTCCTGTCGGGATGTTAATTCCTACGACTCAGCAGCACAGAAAAAATATTGAACCTTACACTGGTGAATATTTAAAGCCTAAAAATAAAATCGAACAGTTTGTTGATGATGTCGTTGAAGATGCTGCATTAGTTTTCACTCCAGGAGGAGCAGGAGCAAAAGCAATTAAAACCGCGCTCCCTGGGGGTAGTGTTACTAAAGCCTTCACTAAATCTATCGGGTCTAATTTGCTGGGGGAAACTGTAGAGCAAGTTGGAGACTCTCCCACAGCAGGGGCAGCTACAAAAGCTGGTTCTCTTTTTTTACTATCTTTGCTCGATACTAAATCCGCGGCAACGCAGGTGAGCAAGATATATGAAAAAGCTGAAAAGCTTCTTCCTACTGGAGTTACTACAAATGCATCAAAACTTAATCGATCGCTTACCTCTTTAGAGAATTCAGTGACGCAAGGACGCCCATACAACAATTTATCCGCACCGGAAAAGTTTGTTGTTGATCAAATAGAAAAAGTGGACAATCTAATCTTTAGTGGTAAAATTTCTGTAGAGCAAGCTATTGCTCAGAAAAAAAGCTTAAACAAAGAGCTAGAAAGTCTTTTTCAGACGGTCCCAAACAAAGCAACTCAATCTGGCGTTAAGAATCGCGCAAAACAGATAACCGGATACCTTAATGAAACGATCAACGAATACGGAAAAGGTAATCCTGAGTTTCTCAAAGAGTACACAGCTGCAAATGAAGCTTTTGGGACCATTTTAAAATCTAACTTTTTAGGGTCTTGGGTAGAAAAGAATGCCCCTAAAGTTGTGACTTCTTCAGGTTTGCTTAGCCTATTTGGAGCTAAAGCAGCAGCAGCAGCAGGCGGAGCAGCTCTCACATTCGGCCCAGCGGGCGCAGCGAGCGTAGCAACTGCAGCGGGCGGATATCAAGCCGGAAAACTAGTTTATCGCATTTATAAATCTCCTGCTTTAAGAAAGATCTATGCGCAGTCTTTAGCGTCAGCAGCAAGACAAGACGCTCCTGCGTTTGCTAAGTATGTAGCTCAGCTTGACGAAGCTATGCAAGAAGAAGAATCAAAAGATAAATGGCAGTTTGTCGACTAGGGTTCGCGGAGAGCCAAGTAATCGGAAATATCTTGGTCTGGATCGATTTTTTCGACGTAAGTCTTATCGGTTTTTTCGACGTAATTCTTTCTGAACACCAAAAAATAAAGAAATCTTAACAAGAATTCGCCAAGTAGGTAGACGATATGTCTTTTCACCACGTAATTCTTTCTGAACACCAAAAAATATAGAGATCTTAACAAGAATCCAGCAAGTAGGTAGACGATTCCGACGAGATTACAGACGAAACGATAGATGATAATGATCCATACTAAAACTATACATATCCAAAAAAGTATATTTAGTGCAGCCATTTTATTACTTCTCGCAGTTCTTATTTACTCTATTATAAGCGGATAGATTAAATATGCGTAAGTCTGAATCTTTCTTTTAATTATNTAAAGATTTTGTTTCTCCCTTAAGCTCTACAATCTTTTCTCTTATGCAGGTGCGAATGAACGAACTCATCGTTCTTCCGGTTAATAGAGCAATTATTTTAAGTTCTGTATACAACTCATTTGTCATCACTAAATTCACTCTTTTTACGGGCTGCATTATGTCTCCTTGGTTACTCATTTATGTATCAAAAACGCAAAATCAGCAATTTAAATTTTTAAATTAAAAACTTGTTTAGTACAGTAGAATTTAACAAACGGTATATACCAAAGGTTTTTTATGCCAAAATTTGCTACACCAAATGCCTATGCAGGACGCCAATCTAACCAAAATCTTACAGGTCAATCTAGGTTTGCTAAAGCTCAGGAAGCTTTGTCAGGTCTATCGGATCAACTCGTAATTTCCCCGTTAACTTTAGCTTCGGTCAATAATGCTTTACTCACTTCCGCAGCAACTGTAGTTGCCGGTGCAAGTCCGCGCGTTTCTAATACACGAATTGGGCAAGTCATTTTCTCAGGCGTAAGTATAGCAGCATCTGCTTCACAATCTTTTGTGGTCACAAATAGTTTAGTAGCAAGCGCAGCTACGGTGGTTTTAGCGCAAATTTATGGTGCGACAGACGGCTCAGCGTTAAACATTAAATCAGTTACTGCAGCTGCTGGATCATTCACAATTGTACTCAATAATGGTGCAGGTGCTACAACTGATATAGCAAACTTAACAGTCACTTTCATTGTTTTAGGATAAGTATGATCAAGCAACAGACAATTTTAGAAGTAGCCATCGCTGAGCGTGTTTATCAATTAGTATTGCCAGCGGAAGCGCCTATTGGCGAGATTCATGACGCTCTTTTACAGATGAAGGGATACATGGTAGACCGAATGATTGCAGCGCAAAGAGAAGAACAAATGATTGCTGATAGTCAAAAAGAAGCTGAACTTCAAGAGGAATAATATGGTAGCGAGAGCTTATTTTGAGCCGATTAAAACTATAGCTTTTGGGGCGATTTCCGCTACTTATGCAACTGTTGGACCGGTCACAGGTAAAGAAGTAAGAGTATTTTGTATCACAAATAACACGCAGGGCGACTTGTTTTTTACGACTGATGCCTCTATAGATCAAATGTTTTTAGCAGCCAAGAGTTACAGGCTCTATGACGTGCAAGCGAATATGAACACACAAAAAGATGATAGCTACGTCTTAAGTGTGGGCACACAGTTTTCAGTCAAACAAATCACAGCGCCAATTTCTGGAGCTGTTTACATTGAGTGCATTTATTAATGCTAAAAAGAAAAGATTTGGCCAAAGAATTTGAGCTTGTAGTCCAGCAAGAAATTACAAATCACAATAACTCAATCCTCGCAACCAACGTTTCTTTGTCTGAGTTTAGACTGGAGTTAAGCGAGTTGCGGGATTTGATTAAAACATCCAAGTCTTATACAGATTCAATTTCTTTAGAGCTAAAACAAGAAATCATAAATAAACACAGTCTTTTGAATGCAAATGTAGCTAATGCCACGGTAAGTGCGGATAAAAAGCTTTGTTCCATAAAAAGCGATCTTACCCAGCATGAATCTTTGTTATCGTCTCTAGAACAGACTAAAGGGCAAATTTCCACAGTTGACGAAGAGATCATAAAGTTAGGTAAAATAGTGTCTAGCTCCTTAGACAGTTTACGAGCCACTTGTGACAATTTAGCTCAATTAATTGAACAAAAGCACGAACAATCAAACGCTAAGATTTTCGAGTTATCGCAACGGGTTGATTTAGCTTTTTGTCAGTCAACTAGCTTGGAACAAGCTTTGATAAATAAGATTTCTACTAACGCAATCGATACTGACGCAATGCTTAAAGAAATGCGTACATTTAGACGTGAAACACACGTTATGGAAAAGCATTTAGAGGATATTTATACCAAAATTGACCGCATTAAAGAAAAGGTGGATAGATGAGTCATGGAGGAGTTCTTGACGTTGTAACGACCAACCCAGACATACCGACTAGTTTTATAACCGATAGTGGTTCGGCTATTCCGATCGCTAATACCCTTGAAATTTTAGGCACAAATGGAGTTACTACAACAGGTTCAGGCAGTACAGTTTCAGTGACTGGACTGAACGCTACAGCGGGCATAAATGCAGCTGGGGCAACTGTAGGAGTAGCTTCGTTTGATAGCGCGGATTTTACTGTGACAACTGGATTTGTATCTTTACTTCAAGATCCGGGTATTTTAACTATCAACACCATCTCTGCAAATGGTGCACGTAATTTCACAATTGCAGCTGGCCCAGGCATCACTATTACGCCTGACATAAATACGATTACAATTAATTCTACGGGAGCAGCTGGCTACACAGACGTAGGAATCTCAAGCTTATTAGTTTTAAATAATGGTTATTTTGTCACCGCAGCATCTACGCAAACACTTCCAGCATCGCCACTACAGGGAAGCTCTATAGAAATTGTTTGTGACACAGTTGACACAGTGGTAGTTTTAGCAAATGCGGGACAGACAATTCGCATTGGAACGACGGTAACGGCGACTGCGGGGACTGCGACAAGCACGGTAAGAGGTAATGCACTTACGCTTGTCTATAGAGCTGCAACGGCAAGCTGGATACAAAATAGCGCTCCTCAAGGCATTTGGGACTTAATTTAAGGGACACTCATGACATTAGCTAACGCACTGAACGCAATTCAAACGGGCATCCAAAAGACAGACGCGAGTGGCGTATGGACTGCAACGACAACTACCGCAAACGCTGTTTTAGTCGGGGCTGCTGGTAATGCGATCGCAAACGTCGCTCCATCAGCAACTACAGGCGTCCCTTTAGTGTCCCAAGGTACAGGGGTGAATCCAGCTTTTGGAACCACCGTTGTAGCTGGCGGAGGCACAGGAGTTACAACCACGACAGCCTTTGGGCTTATCGCAGCTGGGACCACAGCCACAGGAGCTTTTCAAGTTGTTGCGCCAAATGCTACAGCTGGAAGAGTTTTACAGTCAGCAGGTTCAGGCGCATTACCGACCTACTCTACTGCCACTTTCCCTAACTCAGCGGGCACGGCCGGTAGAATCTTAATCTCCGATGGCACAAATATTGTTTCATCTACACCTACTTATCCAAACGCAGCAAGTACCTCCGGTAGAATCTTAATCTCCGATGGCACAAACATAATTACATCCACACCTACTTATCCAAACGCAGCTGGTACGACTGGCAAAATCCTAATCTCCGACGGAACAAACATAGTTTCATCTACGCCTAGTTATCCGAACGCTGCAAGTACCTCCGGCAAAATCCTAATCTCCGATGGCACAAACATAATTACATCTACGCCAACGTTCCCTAACGCAGCTGGTACGACTGGCAATCTTTTAACCTCAAACGGGACAAATTTTCTTTCCTCGGCACCTGCTTCTTTTACCCAGATAGTTTTCCGCCAATTTGTCTCATCAGGCACTTACACACCAACAGCTGGCATGAAGTTTTGCATCGTAGAGACAACGGGTGGGGGTGGTGGTGGTGGGGGTTCGTCGACGACAGCGGCATCT